GTGGTAAAGGTATTGTTATTAACGGTAGTTTAGATCTTAGAAAATTCAAAAATGTTGGGCCATTAACTGGTATCATTAGAGTTATGGGACGATTAGATATATCCAATACCAATATTTCAAATATTGATGGCATTACAGTAGATGGATATGTTAGTAATTGGGGTTCAACAATGCACACAAATAAATTAAAACAAGAAAGAAATAAAAAACTTTCAGAATTAGCCGATTATAGAGAAAATGATGAGTGGAATTCAGAAAATAAAGACGATGATTCTGAAAGAACTGAAGCTTTATATGATTTTTTAGTTCAAGAAGGTATTCCTACTTTATATGAAGACGACAATGGTGAAGAAATAGAAGAAGACAAATATTTTATTTATCCTAATGGTACTGGAACTCACGGTATTGGAAAACAATACGAATGGTTAGGTGCTGATACTCTACAACCTGACACATATGATGTTTATACTGAGGATGAGTTAGATGTTGCGGCTAAAAGATATGTTGAAAGAGCGGTTGATGACATGGGTTATGAGGCATTTACAAGTTGGGTGTGGGATAATGCACTTGATAAAGGACAATGGCAAAGTTGGTTAGAAGATTTTTTTGAAGATATAGTTAGAGATGATCCTGAACATTACGATATAGGACTTGAATTATCTACAAATCAACAACATCAAGTTAATCAATTAACAAAAACTATAGAAAATCTAAATAACAGATTAAGAAACGAGGAATTGTCTGACGAAGAATACGAAAAAATTGAAGGAAAAATTGAAGGGTTAGAAGAGACAATAGAAGAAATCAAAGAAGATCCACAAGGTGGTTATGATGAAAGTTCCATAGAGAATGAAATCAATGATAGAGTTAGTGAATATGTTGATGATATTGATGATTTTATTACACAATTTGGTTATGAAAAAAACTTCATAATGGATTTTGTTGATTTAGATGAGGTTACGGATATTGTCGTAAATAGTGATGGATATGGAGCTTTATTAAATTCATATGATGGAGAAATGTTTGAAACACAGGTAAATGGTGATTGGTATTTTGTGATGAGGGCTAGTTAGGTCTTTATTTGTTAAACAATATATCATATTTTTATTATGAATGGCACGAAGAAAAAAAATAGAATTTTTGATGAACACCGATTGGATGTTCGAAAAACCTATTGATAGAGAATATAAAGAATACAAACTACTTTCTTATTTTCAAAAAATGGGAGATAAACTCGATAGATTAGAATTATATCCTGGGTTTATTGAATTATCATTACACTTAATGAATATCCAAGCTCTTATGAGGGATAAGAAAATTGTCTACACGGATAAAAAATTAAATACCGTAGACGATGAGATTATGGTGAAGGATCTGAAAGTAAAAGACGCTCCGACCATGTCTACCGAAGAGAACGAAGAGTTTAGAAAAATATTGTCTTATTCAGCGCCAAGAATCATGGAATACTTTAATGTAGCCAAGTCTGTTTGGACAATAGTATTTGATTCTTTGGATATGAAAATCAAAAGAAACAAAAAAAATATATTACACCCAAAAGGGTATTTTTTTTATACTGAAACAGAAAGTAAAAAAACTTATGTGTGGGAGTACATTATAAAGAAAGAAACAAAAAGTAACCCACAAAGAATGGCAAATATAAATTTAATTTATTTTGATGAGATGGGGGAGTTGACCATTCCAAAGATAATATCTACATTTTCTACATACGAACCAAAAGACAAAAGAATGGGACCTGTATTTCAAATGACATCAAACGGAATTTTTCCTGTTAATGAAACATTATTACCCCTATTCAAAAGAAGAATTGCGGGACTTATCTCACAAACAAAAAACTTAGAAGAAAAACAAGAAACAGAATAAGTTATGGGATTTAATAAGAGAATTTTAAAGAAAGAAAACATTTTAAAAAACCTCCCAAACCTTATGACCTATTTGGACGCCGATGCAATAATTTGTACCGACGATTTTTCACGCGAGGTATATGGGTTATTTCGTATCGGGTCATCAAAAGAAGAAATAATAAATCTAATAAATAAAATAAAATGAAAATTAAATTGGAATATGTTTGGTTAGACGGATATAAACCTGAACCTAACCTAAGAAGTAAAGTTAAGATTGTTGATTATGAATCAGTTAAGAATGCTTTTCTTGACGGAAAATTTCCTATGTGGAATTTTGATGGGTCATCAACATCTCAGGCCGAAACAGGAAATTCAGATCGTTTGTTGAAACCTGTTAGACATTACGCTCCGACTAATTTTTTAAAAAATAATAATCCTGTGTATATTTTATGTGAAGTATTAAATCCAGATGGAACACCACACCAATCAAATAAAAGATCAGAGATCGGTGAAGGGTTTGAAGATCTTTGGTTTGGTTTTGAACAAGAGTATTTTATTCGTGAAGAAGTAAATGGAAACATTTTGGGTCATAAGAGAAACATCCTTAAAGGTCAAGGTGAGTACTACTGTGGTGTAGGCCATAATGTTGTTGGTCGTCCATTTGTTGAAGAACATTTAAATATGTGTTTAGATTATGGTATTGATATTACCGGAACAAACGCTGAGGTTGCATTAGGTCAATGGGAATACCAAGTGTTTTCTCAAGGTAAATTAAAGGGTGGTGACGATCTTTGGATAACAAGATACTTCCTATTTAAGATTGCCGAGAAATACGGGTACCATATTGAACTTCACCCAAAACCAATTACTCACGGAGAATGGAATGGGTCAGGACTTCACACAAACTTTTCAACAGACATGATGAGGTTTGATGGAAACGAAGAATACTTCATGGCACTATTCAACGCATTTGAATCAAGACATGAAGACCATATTAAAGCTTATGGGTCAAACAATCACTTACGATTGACAGGTGAATATGAAACACAATCAATAGACAAGTTTAGTTGGGGTGTATCAGATCGTGGAGCGTCAATTAGAGTTCCTCAGGATACAGCAAAAGAATGGAAAGGATATGTTGAAGATCGTAGACCTGGATCAAATGCGGATCCATACAAGATCATTCGTGAAATTGTTAAATCACTTGATGTTACACAACAAATATATGATACAAAACATATGATGACCTCATTTGTTGATATGGATGGTCTTACCGGAAAATACGGTACAATGTCTAATGATGAGTTATTAAAAGAATATAGAGAAGAAGAATAATGGATAAAGAATGTGTATGTGGTGGAACAGGACTTTGTCAGTGTCCACCAATAAAAATAGAACAAGTAAATCATCCACAGCATTATGGTGGTGAAAATAATCCTTACGAGGCAATCAAAGTGATTGATGCTTGGGATTTAGGATTTAGTTTAGGAAATACAGTAAAATATATAAGCCGTGCAGGAAAGAAAGGAAAAGATAAAGAACTTGAGGACCTCAGAAAAGCACTCTGGTACCTCCAACACCACATCAAAACACTCGAAAAATAAAACGGGTTTTGATAAAGAAATTAGTGTTTGGGATGCTCTTACAACACCAAATGAATTATTAAGAGAAACTCTCATTAACTTTATGTGGGGGTTTTTAGGAAACTCTATTGTTGTATTTGTTGCCAAAGAACTGGACTTTTTGGTCCTTATAAATTATATTGTTTATTACATACTGATTTCTTATATTGTGAATAGAAAGAAATATGAAACTATGTTAGGTAAGTTCATCATTCTTCCTGGATCTGCGGCAGCAGGTGCGTTCACAGGATATAAGTTGGCTCAAATAATTTCAAATTTTATTTAAAAATGGAAAAAGATTGGAACCCGAATGACTTTCAAGGTAGATCAAAAGATAAAATGGAAAGAAACTATAGAATTTTTGCAATTTTATTGATATTAACTTGGTTGGTAGGAACAGGTCTTGTTTTATACGCTTTAATTGATTACATTTTTTAATCTATAATAATATGAAATACTACAAAATTACAATAGGAGGTAAAGGAGCTGAAGTTTACCCCTTTCAGTTGAACACTGAGCAATATGAAGCTCTACGAGAAGGTGGGGTTGAACAGGATGAATTGGACCACGATCAAATCTGTGAAATTTTGGGTGTTGATACTTTTTTTGATTCACCAAACGAATCAATTATGGGACCATATCCCGATGCTTTCTTTGTAAGAGTTGAAGACGAGGAAGGTAATGTTGTTTATCAGAGTGAGGACCTTGATAGTAATAAAAGTGATTATGAAGAACAATATTGTGGTGAGGTTGCATACCTTATCATAGAAGATTATTGTAAAGGAGAACACTTAGTTTATGATATTCCATTGGAAGAGGATTTTGAAATTGAAAAATTAAGATTCAAAGTAGATGATATTGGATGTCGAGTAGAGGTAGTGAGTGGTATTTTATATGAGGAAAAAGAATACAATATATATAAATCATTTGGTGATACATCCAGTAAAGGATACTACTACCATTTAACAGCAGGAATTTAAATAATGATAGAAACAGGAAAAATAATTAACGGAGATTGTGTTGAGGTAATGAAAACATTACCTGAAGGAT